AAGGTTATAGATGCGCGGTTGGTAAAGTCTGGATCACTAGCGAGGTTGCATAATGGCAGAGTGTAAGAAATACTTTAGACAGAAAAAAGGACAATGGATCTGGATCTGGGATAATGAAACCAGACGTAATAAAAAGATATGTTTACAAGATTTACTTGACCGAGTTAATCACGTCTTAAGAAATGAAAATAGAATATACTTTGCAACTGCTTATGATCGCGACATACATAAAAAGGATTATATGAATTAATACTTGACACAACATATAGGGTATGGGATTTATCCCATACCCTATGCATAAACAACATAGCTCGTGACCTTTGGGCCCACCCACCCCGAGGGGTCCCAAACAACTACAGGTTGTGCTTGCAAACTATGGGCCCACCCACCCCAAAACAGATAGGGGTCCCAATGACATGACATATACAGTTTGTTTTAGACTTAAATACGTGCTAAATTTAAAACGCTAACTAAACAGAAGTGAAAAAAATTCTGCAAAAATTTTTATGAAACGGTTACCCGAATATATCTTACGTTGTTTTAGATCCGATTTTACCAAGACATTAACCTACGAAGAGCTAAAGTTTCTAAGTCAAATGAAACGTTCATTTGAAAAGAAAGAAAAAGTAAACAGAGTAACAAACAACTTTTTATCTTTTGTCAAAGAGATGTGGCCAGAGTTTATTGAAGGTAGACATCACAAAGAGATAGCAGATAAGTTTGATAAGATTGCTCAGGGTAAAATCAAAAGACTAATTATCAACATGCCACCAAGGCATACCAAATCAGAGTTTGCATCTTTCTTACTTCCTGCATGGATGGTTGGTAGAAAACCAAATTTAAAAATCATACAGACGACCCACACAACAGAACTCGCGATCCGTTTTGGTCGAAAGGCTAAAACACTAATCGACTCCCCTGAGTA